ATTGGATATCACATTCACCATGATCCTAGCCCAATCCTTGTATTACAGCCGACGCTGGATATGGCTCAGACCTTTAGTAAAGATCGAATCGCTAGTGGTCTCTTACGTTCGACGCCTTCTCTCAGAGACAAAGTTAAAGATCCGCGAGCGAGAGATTCTGGCAACACCACGCTCCACAAGGTATTCCCCGGTGGTGCGCTCACAATAGTTGGTGCGAATAGCCCGAGTGGATTGGCTAGTAGACCGATCCGATTAGTGCTTTGTGATGAGGTAGACCGGTATCCCGCATCCGCAGGCAGTGAGGGTGATCCTATTGCACTAGCTAGAAAGCGTTCAGCTACGTTTTGGAATCGTAAGATCATTATGGTCTCGACACCTACCCATGCTGGGTCTAGTCGGATTGAAGAAGCATATCTAAAGTCTGATCAACGACAGTTTTATGTTCCGTGTAAGCATTGTGAGCATGAGCAGACGATGGAGTGGCGCAATGTGCAGTGGAAAGACAGTGATCCTGATACTGCTGCTTATATGTGCGACAGTTGCGGTACTTTGTGGACTGATTCTGATCGTCGCTGGTCTATTCGGAACGGACGATGGATAGGTAAAACAGAATACAATGGCGTTGCTGGCTTCGCTATATCGGGTTTGTATTCACCTTGGACGCCTTTGTCAGACGGCGTAAAAGACTTTTACAGCGTAAAAAAGAGTCCCGAACAGCTGCGAGTGTGGACAAACACCTATCTTGGCGAGCCATTTGTCGATGCTGGTGAGCAGATTGATGACTTTATGCTTGCCGAACGGCGTGAATCGATGCCTTACGTACCAGAAGACGTGGTTTTGATCACTGCTGGAGTTGACGTGCAAGATAATCGACTTGAGATTTCGATTATTGGATTTGCGCGTGATGACGAGTCTTACGTTCTTGATCACATCACCTTGTACGGTGATCCGAGTACGCCACAGCTATGGACTAACCTAGATTCAATACTTAACAAGCAGTTTGAGACCGAGTCTGGTCGTCAAATAGCCATCAGAGGTAGTTGTGTAGATTCTGGCGGTCACTTTACTAATTCTGTGTACGCATATTGCAAAAAGAACCAAGGGCGACGTATTTTTGCAATCAAAGGTATCGGTGGAGAAGGAAAACCGTTGGTAGGTAGACCCTCTAAGAACAATATAGCCAAGTGTCCGTTGTTTCCGATTGGTGTAGAGACTGCAAAAGACCTTGTTTTTGCTCGAATGAAGATACAAGAGGCTGGTCCTGGTTATATGCACTTCTCTGATGTGTTGAATGAAGAGTATTTCAGGCAATTGACTGCGGAAAAGGTTATGACTCGCTTCCATAAAGGCTTCAAAAGACGTGTTTACGAGAAAATAAGGCCACGTAACGAAGCATTAGATTGTATGGTTTATGCGCTCGCCGCCTATGGTATACTCGGAGTGGATGTAAATAGTTTTGCGGACAGAGCGGCTATGAAACAGGAAAAACCTGTAGAAGAAAGCGAAAAACCCGCAAAAAATGCTTTCATTCCGCGTACTGGTCGTGGATTTACTAATTCGTGGCGATAAATTATGGCGAATAAGTTTAACGTAGATGAAGCCCCAGAGTTAGAGCCAGCTTCGCTGGTCATTGGCGACTTCGTTCAATGGAAACGCTCTGATCTGGTCAATGACTATCCTACGGCTCAGTATTCTGCGGAATACGTAGCTAGAATTGACGCTGGTGGCTCCTCAGAGGTCAAAATAGCGGCTACTGAATCTAGCAATTACTATCTTTTTACCGTCGCTAGTACCGACAGTGCGTCTTACGACGCAGGTATGTATAACTGGCAACTTGAGATTACACAAACTAGCACTGGCAATCGCGTCGTAGTAGATCGCGGTCATTTCGAGATTTTGGTTGATCTGGACGCCAACAATGTCGATCCGCGTACTCATGCGGAGATTATGGTCGCTAAAATTGAGTCTTTACTGCAAGGAAAGGCGGATTCTGACGTATCTAACTACTCAATCGGTAACAGATCGCTGACAAAGCTCAGTTTTGAGGAGCTCATGAACGCTCGTGAGTATTATCAGCGTGAAGTCGTCCGTCACATGAATGAAGAGAAGGTGCGTCATGGTAAAACCGGCTCTTCTACGATAAGAGTGAGGTTCTAAATGGCGCTTTTCGACTTCTTACGCCCTCGAAAGAAAAAACCGACGCTTATGAAGCGAGAATTCGCTGGTGCTAATGTAAGTCGGCTATTTAATGACTTCAAAGACAGTAATCGTAGTGCCGACAGTGAACTACAGCCTGTAATTCGCAAATTACGCAATAGATCGCGTGATTTATCTCGTAACAATGAATATGTACGTCGCTATATGCACTTGTTGAAGACAAATGTTGTTGGTGACCGTGGGTTTACCTTGCAAGTCAAGGCGCAGAATTCTACTGGCGGCTTAGATGAGCCAGGTAATACAGCAGTCGAATCAGCGTTCAAAGCGTGGGGGAAAGTGGGTCGTTGCACTGTAGATGGCAAATCATCGTGGATAGACGCACAAAAAATGGCTATCGAGGGCCTCGCAAGAGACGGCGAAGTCTTTATTGTTAAGCATCGTAACGGCTCATTCCGTGATTCGTATGCAATTGAATTCATCGAGCCAGATCGTGTTGACGAGCAACTTAACCGACAGCAGACAAACGGCAACGAGATCCGCATGGGCGTTGAGTTTGATCAGTTCCGTCGTCCGGTCGCTTATCACATGTTGTCTTACCATCCTGGCGATTACGATTACACCTCGACTACCAAGAGTCCCAAGCATGTACGCGTACCTGCTGATCGCGTTATTCACTTGTTTATGCCGATTCGTGCTGGTCAAACTCGTGGTGAGCCTTGGACGGCTGGATCGCTATCTGCGATTAAGCAGTTGGCGGGTTACCGTGAAGCAGCAGTCGTTAACGCAAGAGTTGGTGCGTCTAAGATGGGTTTCTTCACGTCTCCTTCTGGTGACGGCTTCGCGGCTGACGCGATGGATCAGCAAGTGCCTATTATGGATGCAGAGCCTGGCACGTTTCATCAGTTACCAACTGGAGTTTCGTTTACTAGCTTTGATCCTCAGTTCCCGACTAGCGACTTTGATTCATTCCACAAATCAGTCTTGAAGGGCATCGCTAGTGGCTTAGGTGTTTCCTATACGTCACTGTCTAACGATCTTGAGGCGACATCCTACAGCTCTATTCGACAAGGTGCGCTTGAAGAGCGTGACTTCTACCGACAGATTCAGCAGTTTCTAATGGAGCATTTCATACGACCAGTGTATGAGTCATGGCTTGAAGCGGCTATGGAGTTGAATAGTTTCGATATACCACTGCGACAGTACGATAGATTCGCTGATGCGTCAGAGTTTCGTGGTAAGGCATGGTCATGGGTAGATCCTCAGAAAGAGATGAACGCAGCCATTCTCGGTCTGAAGAACGGGATCTTATCGTTGCAAGATGTAGCATCACAATACGGTAAAGATGTAGAGGAACTTCTAGCGCAGATACAGCGCGATAAGAGTCTTATGGAACAGTTTGATGTTCAGTACGCACTTGAGCCATATGGTGCGACTCAAATTGGTATCGAGCCAGATATCACAGGAGGCGATGATGGCGAAGTACAAGGGTAAAGACATCAATACCAAACCAACTGACGCGATGAAATCGGAGGCTCGACGTGGACTTGAATGGCGTAAAGAATTTAAAAGAGGTGGCACTGAAGTCGGTGTCGCTCGCGCTCGTGATATTAGTAATGGGCGGGAGCTTTCTGTTGACACTGTGCGCCGTATGCACAGTTATTTTGCTCGACACGAAGTGGATAAGAAAGCTGAAGGATTTCGTCCTGGTGAAAAAGGATACCCGTCAGCGGGCCGAATCGCCTGGGCATTGTGGTCAGGAGACAGCGGACGAGCCTTCGCCGCCAGAGTCGTCAAGTCAGCCGACGCAGCAGACGAGCGATCAGAAGTAAAGGGTAGCGTTAAGAAGACGTTATCTGAAAAAGCAAAGGAACATAACGACAAGCATGGTGATACGGCGTCCAAAAGAACTAGCGCGAGAACTCTTGCCGCTGTGTTTAAGCGTGGTGTTGGTGCATATAAAACTAACCCACAGTCTGTTAGACCTAGTGTTAATTCACCAGAGCAATGGGCTTACGCCCGTGTAAATAGTTTTTTATATGTCCTAAGAAATGGTAAATTCAGAAGCGGTAAGCACGATACGGACTTATTGCCTGCTGGACACCCCATGTCTTCTAAGGGACGTGAAGGAAGCGTGAACGAGGAACGCATTATGGACGACAACAGAGAGTTTGAAGAAATTGTTGAAGAAGCAATTGACCAGGCTGAATCTGAGCAAGAGATTCGCAAGGATCTCCCAGAGGAGGTGTCTGAGGAAACTGGTGAGCGTCACATCAAAAGTGTCGAAGAAACTGATGAAGAGATTGTTATCACTTACGGTAAGGCTATTGAGCCTTCTGAAGAGCGTGGCGTCCCTTCTGAAGCTGATGTTTCTTATCGCGCTATGGGTATTGAAAAAGGCCCCATAGACGAAGAAAGCCGTCGTGTACGTATGGCTATCTCATCAGAAGAGCCAGTTGAACGCTCATTTGGTACAGAGGTACTAGAACATAGTGAGGAGGCAATTGATTTGTCATTCCTCAATAGTGGCCGCGCCCCACTGCTCATGGATCACGATCCAGAGCGTCAAATAGGCGTAATTGAATCGGCAGAACTCGATGGCTCGGCTCGTAGACTGCGAGCGACGGTGCGTTTCGGAAGAAACGGACTTGCCAAAGAGGCTTTCGATGATGTCACTGATGGCATTCGTGCCAATATCAGTGTCGGATACGCCATCAAAAAGATGGAAAAGGATACACGGAGTAGCGATACGTACGTAGCTAAGTCGTGGCGTCCTGTAGAGGCATCTATTGTCTCGATCCCCGCTGATGTGACAGTTGGTGTGGGTCGATCTGTAGACACTTCACCCGAACCCGTAATCAAAACTGACTTCAAGGAGAATCCCATGTCAGAAGAAATTAATGTTGCGGCAGAGCGGGATCAGGCCCGCAAAGACGCTACCAAAAACGGAGCTCTTATCATGGAGCTTGCATCTAAGCACAATCGACACGATCTAGGTGTTGAGCATTTGTCTAAGGGCACAGATATTTCTGAGTTCCGTGGCATCATGCTTGACGAGATCGGATCGTCTCGCGCTCTCGAAACCCAAGAGATTGGCCTAACTAAGCAGGACGTTAAAAAGTTCTCGCTGGTTCGTGCTGTACACGCTCTTGCTAACCCTACTGATCGTCGCGCTCAAGAAGCCGCCGCGTTTGAATTTGAATGTTCACGCGCAGCCGCTGACGAGTACGGCACAGCAGCTCAAGGCATCATGATTCCAACAGACGTACTGCGTAACTGGAATAAGCGTGACAACTTGAACATGGGCGGAGAAAGCGATCTGTCAGGCGAAGATTACCGTGCAGGTGACTTCATCGACGTACTGCGTAACGCTTCAAGCGTAATGCAGGCAGGTGCTCGTACTCTGAACGGTCTTTCCGGTGACGTGAAGATCCCTAAGAAGACAGCTGCGGCATCAGCGGCATGGATTGCTACCGAAGGTGCTGATTCTGCTGAGTCACAAATGACTGTAGGTTCAATTTCGATGTCACCTAAGACACTGGGTGCCAGAACAGACGTTACACGTCAGCTTCTGATTCAGAGTTCTTTGGATATCGAAAACCTGATGCGTGACGACCTCGCTCAAGCAATGGCACTTGCTATTGACCTTGGCGCGTTGCAAGGATCTGGTTCATCTGGTCAGCCCACTGGTATCAAGAATGTTTCTGGTATCAACACGGTAGACTTCGGTGATTCACCGGTTCTAGTACCTTCGTTCGCTAAGTTGATCGACATGGAAACTGCGGTTGCAGAAGATAACGCAAACTTCGGTAACCTGGCTTACATCATGAACGCAACAATGTACGGTGCATTAAAGTCTGTAGAGAAGGCTTCTAACACTGCACAGTTCGTTGTCGAGCCTGATGGTCGCATCAACGGTCACCGTGCCATCGTGTCTAATCAAGTCACCGCTGGTGATGCTTTCTACGGAAACTTCAATGACTTGCTCATTGGTTTCTTCGGAGGCTTGGACATCGTAGTAGATCCATATACCAACTCGAACAGTGGCACAGTCCGCGTAGTAGCGTTGCAGTCTATGGATGTGGCAGTACGTCACGCAGTTAGCTTCTGTCTCGGAAACGACGACCAGTAAGCTAAGTGATAGCCCGCCCTTCGGGGCGGGTTTATTTAGGAGATACGATATGAAATACGAAGTAATTAGAAGTTGTATTATTCGTGGAACGAATTACAAGGTTGGCGCAAAAGTCGAAGTAGAGGGATTTCTTGCTGATGAGTTGTTAGGCATCGGTCGAATTGCTCCATTAGATGAATCAAAGGTTGCCAACCGATCTGTAGGCTTAGAGACCTCTGAGGAAAAGCCTAAGAAGCGGACACGCGCTAAGAAAGCGGCGACTCCGACTGAGTAATGGGAATTGAGACTGCAACAGAGCGCGAGATTCTCCTTGCCGATTTTGGCGAGACGATGAGTTATACGCCCTCGGGCGGTAGTGCGTCTAATATCAAAGCTATATTCGACAACGCATATCAGGCGGTCGATGCTGGTGGCACTATCGCTTTCGCAGTCTCTCAACCTAAAATTATGTGTCGTACAGCAGACGTAAGTGGCGCTCAAGAAGGCGACACAATCGTGTACGACGGTACGACATATACCATGACCATTGTGATGAACGATGGCACGGGAATGTCAGAGATCATGTTAGAGGTCTCTTAATGGCTCATATTAGGAAGTTAATTAGAGATAACATTGTTACTAGCCTAACTGG